GCCGCTTCACCTACACTTACATTAATATCTGCACTTGAACCTGTTATGTCAATACTCAAACTTACAGTATCACAGTTTCCTGCTCCTGCACTATCACAGAGTAATGCTACATCATTACTGTTACCAGTAAGATCAATATTACCTGTGTAAGTTACACCTTTAACTATTGCTGATACAACGTTAGCACCACCAATTTGGTCAATGTTAAACGTCATAGCGTTACCAGCAAGAGTCACACCAGTTTGTGCTGTACCGATTACGTTGTTTTGTCCGTCTTGTGATATATCTAAATCTAAGTTGTTACCTGACTGTTGAATGTATATGTCATTCGCAAATCCAGACCCAACTGAGAAAAAGAATAATACAAAACCCATCATTATATATTTTACTTTATTTTGCATTCTCGCTCCTTGTTCTTTTAATGAAGATGGTGTCCTTCTGAAGTTATTTCTTTTCCTTTATACTTCCAAAGTTCGCCTTCTTCGCCTTTCTTTACTATTTCCCCTACACATGCCTCTATTGCGGCTCTAACTGCGTAGTTGGTTGGTTCATTGACCGCGGAACCCGTTTCTAATTCTAACGCTTTCGTTCCAAGATCTAAAAACCTAAATACATCTGCTCCAGACTTGTGACTTGCTATTGTTTTCTCACAGGCTACAGTAAGTAATACTTCACCTGTTTGAACACTTACAATTCGCATTGCCACTGTTACTTGATCAGTTCGATAACTTGTGTTAGCGCCGATACCAAAATATCTTGCTCCAACTCCGCCACTAGTTGTATTTGAATCATAGCCTACTACGCCACCTTCTAATAACAACCCTGCAAATAACATAGGTTTTAACTTAACTGCCTCTTTGCCTTCAAATACTTCCCTTGTTGATCTTATCAATTGCCTTTCTTTAACCAAATTATCTAAGCCTACACGTTCTACAACGGTAAACCAAGAACCTCCTCCTACCTTCTGAAGTGCGTTAATAACCCAAACTTCAGACCCTTGCGTTACCGCACTAGACAACTGACTAAATGAGTCACTTGGTTTTCGTTGTCCAGTTTTGTCCTGAAAACTATAAACCGCTATAGTAATTTTAGGACCATCAAGTTTTGGCATTGCAACTAAAGTATCCTGTATGGGAGAGCGTGCCTCGGTTGGACTGCTCCAGTTTACTTTTGCTGTTTGTGTAGCACACCCGTTTAAAAACGTCATTGCCAAAAACCCAATTATTAAAAATCTTATACCTCTCATATTTTAGAATCCAAATCCGCTCAATGGAACAACAATCTCTGTAGTGCTACCGTCCGCTTCTGTAATTAGAAGTGTAATAGTATCAGACGTTGTATCCTTTACCCAGTAAATCGTAGCACCCTCAATAGTTGCAGTTCCAGAACTGTCTCCGTCATCAGTAAACATATTGTCAACTAACTGTTTAGACAGTTGAGCATAGATTCGAGATTCTATGTTGTTTAAAAACTTTGCTAAGGTAGTGCTATCCGCTTCACGTTTGGCTTTAGCCGCATCGGCCGCCGCTTTTTCTTCTGCTTCTTTCTTTCGAGTAAACTGTAACTGTTCAATTGACAGTACATGATTACTGTATCCTGATCCACTAAAAGATGGATTTTTAAAAGTGAATACTTGTTCGCTCGCTCCAGCCGTACCAATAAGACAGACGAACAATGTAGTCGTGATAATTTTTTTCATTTTCTGCTCTCCCATTGATATTTACCGTGATCTTTAACATTTGTTAAATACTCATAGTAAAGTAATTACAGTATTATTTACTGTAAAATATTTTACGATTAACCAGGAGTATTTAACCAATGACAGCACAATCAGAGTCTGAACAGCAACTACAATCTAGAAAAGAGCAAGATGCTTTATATGAGATTTTTAGTGTAATATGGCCCCACGATCCTGATCCTGTAAAATGTGATCTTAACGACGAATTAAGTAGTTTAGAAAAGGTACTAGTTCAAGACGCAATGCAAAGTGTTAATAATAACAAAACCAAAGCGGCTAGGTTACTTAATATTAGCAGAGAAAATTTAATATATAAACTTAAGAAGATTGCAGAATAGCATTTGTAGCATCTACTAATTCTTGTGTAGAAAACTTAAACTTATCTTTTTCAGGTAATAGTGCTGGTGTTAGAGCATGTTCTCGATCAAGATATTTGTATTCCATTTTAACGGGGTTGTAGTACTCTTCAACCCACTCAAACACTGTACGTGGATCAAATGCTCCACAAGTATAAACATCTAATTGTATTAATGCAGGATCTGTTTCATCCCAACTGTGTAGTACAATATGACTAGTTTCTATTATTGCGGCAACTGTTAATCCTCTGTTACCTTTCATCTCTACATACTTGGCAAAAGGACCCATAAGCACTTTCATGCCTATGCGGTCAATCAGAGTTTGTATTTGATTACTTGCTGTGTTTTCGTTTGTGGGCGGATTAAGTACTTCCGCTCTTATTATCACATGCTTATGCACGAGTGGTTTCACTCGACTACTTATATCTGTTAGTTGGCTTTAGGAGAAGGATTGGTAAGGATCAATATCCAAATACTTGCCCCATTCACTATAGTAATGGCGCATACCAACTTCATCGTGTATGGTTCCATTCTCATGTCTGCCATGCAATATGTTACGTGCTTCTGTGCCTTCACGCATTGTTGTTCCTTGTCCTGCTACTCCAATTAAGTCTTCATGTAGGTTACGCCCAAACGGTCCCCATATGCTGTTGTGATGGTTGATGCGTGTGCGTCTTTCTTCTGCTGTGTCTTTGCGTAGTCCATAACCTCTAAATTCTATAAGAACTTTATTACAACCTATTGGAGTAACACTGTCACTTCTATATGCACTACCACGCAAGTTAAAATTAAAGCCTGGGAATAGGTCGACCATGTACCACTGGTTGGGTGGTAGATTAGGAAAGGATAGTTGGCCTCTATCTTCAAAGCCTTCATACTCTTCGTAGTTGACAGTGAATGAACTTACATTTACATGTCCGTTGTCAAAAGGTATATTTTTACGTGCAAAGTATTCATCGTTAAATCCACTTACTCTATTAAAGTAGTGCATGAAGTCATGATAGAATTCACTGTTAGTATCATGCCACAGTTTGTAGTTTGTATCTATAACTGCTTTGTGGTAATGGAACACTTCCATTTCTTCTGTGTCAATAGCATCACTAATACAATCAAATGCTCCTGCTGTCCATTGTTCTACACTCTGTAAGGGATTAGGATCAAGTGTTACCCATACCATACCTCCGTGCTTTACTTCACAATGTAGTTGTGGTTCAACAGTTACAATAGGTGCTCCTAGCGTACCACTAGGTGCCCAACTGCCATAGTTACGATATGCTCGAACACCATTGCCTGTGTTGTATGCAATAACATTAACTCCTGCTATCTGAGTTGTTCTATAGTCTAGTTCGTTATACATTTCAGATATATGACACATAGGCACCCATACCTTTGAAAAGATACGTTCTTGCTCTTGTACAAATATTTCTGGATCGTTATATGCTGAACTGCTAATTGATTCTACGTTTGGTTGTGCTAACCAATTCTTATGATTACGTGGTGGCATGACTTCTCCTTATGCTATATTTAAATTATTATAGCACAGAAAAAATATAAAATCTAATAGTGTATATCTATTAGGTAATAGTTGGCTCTAGGGGAAGGATTCGAACCTCCAAGACTTTCGTCACACGAGAAACAATCGTGCGTGTTTACCTATTTCACCACCCTAGATTATAACTTATATCTTATTGATATTTTCTAGTGCAGGGATCATACGTGTTACACCTATGCCTCCGCCCACTCTTTGGAAGAAGTCAAACTCTAAAAACTTTTCAAGTTCTGCTTCTACACGTTCTTTGCCAAACAGTTCAAACAATAGTTTTGAGTATGCTCCGTCTGTAATACTGTGGAATGTATCACGCATCATATCAACATCACACGAACGTTCTGCTGATCCAATAGTTTCCATGCCACCTAATATAACATCGATCTTTTTAGCAGTTTTGCCATCAGCATTTCTACTCATATTCCAAAATGGACTTGTTAGTTCTGGAAAGTCTGTAATCATTGTTGTACCAAACTCCTTGTGCATTTTAGTTTCTTCATCAGCAGTCATTTCGTAATCTTCTGCAAGTTCGTAATGCTTTTGCCATTCAGCATAAGTTTTTTCAGTAGGCTTTTTGAATTCTAAGTATTCACATAGTTCATACTCCATCTTTTTAAGATCATCTATGTCACCTGGCATTTCAAATTCAAACATTGGAAATATTATATCATGTCTACCTGGGATTGCATTTGGTTCCTGTCTATAGGAAGTGGAGACACAAAAAAACCCCTTACTATCGGGGCTACTTAATAATTCATGTTCGAGCCACATCTGGCCTGTTTGCGGTAGTGGCCAAGTCTTGCCTGCGTATTGATATGTTGCTACATTGAATGGATCTTCACATGCGGCAAGTATGCTGAGTCTGTTTTGGGTGTGGACTTCTAAAAATCCTTTATCCAAAAAAAATGACCTTAAAAGGCCAATTGTGTTTGTAAATTTTTGTGGGGATATTAACTGCGTCATCTTTTTTTCCTTTTTTCGAGTTGCGACCTAAAAAAAATTTGCTCAAAAAAAAATTGAGCCTATTTGCTTTGTCCATCTATTTATCACATAGTTGATTAATAGTAGGGATTGTTGAAGTTAGGATCGTCCATGCCTTCTACAGCATTTACTTCAGGTACATAATGTTTAAGCATATTCTCAACACCCATTTTTAGCGTAATAGTGCTACTTGCACATCCGCTACAACTACCTTGAAGTAACACAGAAACTTTACCTGACTCTACATCAAAGTCTTCTAACTTAATATAGCCTCCGTGTTGTTCAACTGCTGGTTGAACATATTGATCAATAATATACTCAATATTTTTTATGATTTCTTCTTTTGTACGATCTTCCATACACATATTTAGTTGGTAGTCCCTAGGAGAATCGAACTCCTCTTTGCGAGATGAAAACCCGCTGTCCTAACCGATAGACGAAGGGACCTTAATTTTTAATTATTAACAGTATAGCACCAAAGCACTATACTGTCAACCTTTCCTAACCTCATCAATGTGTATAGGTGTAAAATTAATTTGTTCTACACAAACACACTTGTAAGGACCATCTGGACTAGGATTGCTATGTATATGTCCATGAGCATTTATTCCAGGTCCGTTATCACCCCATCTATGTCTTTCTTCAAGAGTACTTGCATGTAATGGAGTGTGAGTACAAATAACACCAGGTAACTCAATCCACAACTGTATGTCCTTAAAGAACGGAGCAACATGTTTTACGTTATCGTGGTTTCCAAGAACAAGTCTTTTCTTACCAGGTAACTTTGCAAAGTTTGCTTCTAACCATTCTACTTTGTTTTCACCAAACAATACATCACCTAAGTGTATAACTGTGTCCTGCGGTTTGACAGTGTTTGCCCAGTTATCTAACATTGTTTGATTCATTTCATCTACGTTAGAAAAAGGTCTGATAGATCTACCACCTTGTGTAAATTCAAGGATCTTACTGTGATTAAAATGTGTATCACTTATTAACCATATATCTTTTGCCATCATATTCTCCTAACTAACTTATATACATTATAACATCGGTAATACCAGATGTCAACCAAAAATTGGAGTGGACGACAGGAATCGAACCTGTATACATGGATTTGCAATCCACTGCGTAACCATTCCGCCACGCCCACAAAGTGGAGGCCTTTCTAGAGGGCACCTCCTATTCCCGCCTGATCTTATATGTAGGGGCTCAGGCCTAACCACGTTTTTACTCGTTCCCTATTTGGCATAGGTGGAGGGAATCGAACCCCCATTAACTGGTTTGGAATCAGTTGTGTTACCATTACACCACACCCATAAAAAAACCCCCGTAAGCATTATAACTCCGGGGGTCTAAAATTCATTGCTGAACAACTGCCTACAAGACACCCCCGGGTGGTTCACAACCACACCATTCATAATTATTTGTATACTTCGTATTCATTGTTCGCTTTCCTTATTAACTTTTTATAGTATATTATCTTTTTGTCGTATTGTCAACCACAAATGCTTTAATTTTGTTAAAATTATTTGTAGTTTGTTCTTTACCTTCTTGCCAACTATTTTTTTGGTATTCTACTATATCTGTCCATTCGCTGATTACCCAGTTATTTATTTTTTCAACAATAACAGGTTTCTTCTTAGGTGTTACTGTTTCATCAGCACTTGCTGTTGTAACAAGAAGTACAAATAATATTGTTATACTTGCTACGATTGTTAATAGTGTCTTAGTTGTCATACATTCCTTTTGTTAGTTTTTGGCCTGCTCGGGAGGACTCGAACCTCCGACCTTTGGTTCCGCAAACCAATGTTCTATCCGGCTGAACTACGAGCAGTTTTTGTTTCATATATAACTTAACTATATATGGTAAAACCTTTTTTGTCAACCAGATTTTTAATCCAATTTAATATGTACAAGTAAGTTCAGC